ATATTTTTGTTTTCTTTTCAGAGAAGGTAAAATAATATGTTTTGTTTTAAAAAATAAAAGCAATTTGATTTAAAGAAATTGCAATATTAATATTTATATAATATGGAAACAATTGACATTGTTAATTTAATTGAAACTAATCCAATTTCAAAATTATCAAATACATATAATAATAAATTACTTAATAAAATTAAAGAAATATTTAATGATGAAGAACAAAGATTATTTATTTCATCATTTTATTGTTATTTAAATTATGATAAAATAAAAGATTTTGTTATTGATTTAGATAATGTATGGAAATGGTTAGATTTTAGTCAAAAAATAAGAGCAAAAGAATTATTACAAAAAAATTTTATTGAAAATAAAGATTATAAAATATCAAAACCAATAAATACAGAATTAAAACAAGAAAATCGTGGAGGACATAATAAAGAATTAATTATGTTAAATATTTCAACATTTAAAAAATATTGCTTAAAAGCAGGAACAAAAAAAGCAAATGTAATACATGATTATTTTATTAAATTAGAACAAATTTTACAAGAAATTTTACAAGAAGAAAGTAATGAATTAAAACAACAATTGTTACAACAATCCAACGAATTTAAATCAATCGAGCACCAAAAAGAAAAAGAATACGAGGCAAAATTAGAGAAACAAAAGGTCCTAGAAAGGGAAAAGATAATATTAAAAGAATACGCAACAATAGGTTCAATTATTTACATAATTAAAGTAAAAACATTTGAAAATGGGCAATATATAATAAAAATAGGAGAGAGTCGAAGAGGCATTAAAGATAGATACAACGAACATAAAAGTAAATACGAGGAGTGTTTATTGTTGGATTGCTTTGCCGTTAACAAAAGTAAAGACTTTGAGAGTTTTCTACATAACAACGAAATTATAAAATGTGACAGGGTTAAGGATTTAAAAGGTCACGAAACAGAACTAGAATTATTTCTAATTGGAAAAAATCTTACATACAAACGATTAATAGATATTATAAATAATAACATTAAATATTTTAACAACAATGATACAAATAAAATAGAATTAGAAAATGAACAATTAAAGCTTATGCTTGAAATGAAGAATACAAATAATGACAATTTATTAATTCAAGAACTAATACAAACTGTGAAACAAATGTCTGGAAAAATAGATAATCTAGAAAAATCAAACAAAGAATTGTTACAAAAATTTAATGCTACTCAAACTAAAATTGTAACAGGATTTAATGAACCATTAATAACACTGGGACCTAGATTACAAAAAATTAACCCAGAAACATTCGAGCTAATTAAAGTATATGAAACTGTTTCAGAAGCAATGAAAGAAGATAATAACATTAAAAGACCAAGTATAAATAAGGCAATTGTTGAAAATACTGTTTATAATGGTTACAGATGGCTGTTTGTAGATAGAGAATTAGATGCAAATGTAATTCATAATATTTTACCAACCCGACAAAGCAGACAGCAGAATATAGGTTATATAGCTCAAATTAACAAAGAAAAAACAGAAATAATTAATGTATACTTAGATAGAAAAACCGCATCACATTTTAATGGTTATGAATCATCATCAGCATTAGATAATCACGTTAAAAACAATTCTTTAACAAAGGGTTATTATTATAAATTATATAATGATTGTGATGAAAAATTAAAAGATAATTTCGTTGAAAAAAATAAAGGCGACCCATTATTATACAAAAATGGAGTTGGGCAATATGATTCTACTAATAATTTAATAAAAGAATTTGAGTGTAAATATGAGTGTATAAAACAATTGAAAATTAGTGATAAAACATTGGCAAAAGCTCTAGATAAGCCTATAATGTATCAAAATTGTTACTATAAAAATATAGGAAGTAAAATAAAATGTTTTTAAATAAAAAGAAAAAAGCGGTTTCCCGCCTTTTAGTTTTCTTTTTTTGATTTTCTTTTTTAGTTCTTATTTTTTAGTTTATGAATTTTTTAGTTTTTCTTTTTATAAATAATAATAATGATAATGATAATAATGATATGATAATGATATGAAACACAATATATACGTAATAATTAAACGCTTTCCTCATAAATAACAACGCCACGTTTTTAAGCATCTTTCACTTCACCTTCTTCTAGGTCATCAACTACTGGGGGGTTAAGTGCTTGTTCAAGTATCCATTGAGGCACAGTTGTCGAATAAGCGGCATCAGTTACTTTCTTCATGTCTGCGAGGTATGCCATAAAGCCTTCTTTGTTTTCATTGAAAACCTTTAAATCTTCGGGTGAAAGGTTAAAAGGTATCCCAGAAGCCCAATCATTATTAGGCTTGTCCTCAGCTACAGCATTGACTTGTACTTCAAGTAGGCTCATGTTCAGGCCCTCCTTTGGCTTATCTCCAGAGCGCTTCTTTCCGGTGTTTAAGAATACCTCCCACTTCTTTTTGGTGTCATACTTGTCGCAATATATGCTTTCTGAGCCAACTTCTTTGATTTCGTCAACAAGCATACAACAGTTTTCACTATTGTAAAAGTGGTCGAAGTGTATATATGCCGACTTGTAATCGAACCCGTTTTTGTCCTTCTTCAAGATAAAGTCTACATTCTTGACTTTACCGAACTGGTAGTGGTGGAATATAAAACTCACCTTTTCAAAGCTGGTTCTGGCATCAACTCGGGGGATGAAGAGGCTGATTTGCTCGCCATTTTCGTTTGTGACATTCGGTCTGAACAATGGTGGTCTTCGCGTGGCGTTGTTATTTCTGTTTCTATTTTCGTTTCTATTTTGTCTTTGATTTACGTTTCCGTTCATTCTTTGGTTTACGTTGTTGTTATTCATTTGGTTTGACATTTTGAATGTATTACTTGATTAAATTATACATTAAATTAAAAATCTAAAAAGCATTTCAATTTTTTTTATTTCAATAATATTTTAGGTGTAACATTTTTCAAAAAAAAAGATACATAAAATAATAAAAAATTGAATTTAAAAAATTAAAAACTTTATTTTGTATAATCATTAAAATAATATGACACAAATCATTGGATACACAGAAAATAATTTAGAAACAGTTGAATTATACGTGAAAAAGGTCTTCACAACAGTAACAAAAACGTATATTATAAATGTTAACGCTCCTCTAAAGACAATTATGGAATATATATTAAATCATGCCACAATTGATTTTCAAATGGGTGCAAATGAAGTGAAAGAATTAGTAGAAGCGGGACAATGTATACCCGATGTAAAGTCGGAAGATGCTCCTGCGTTGGAATTAGATTATCCAGATGAAACATTTAAACAAAGATTCGGAAATTCATATCAATGTGTAGCGTTTTATATTCGAAAAGCAACTTGAATCTATTTAAGTTAAATTAATTTAAATAATCTTAAATTAATTTAATTAAAAACGTAATAATAAATAAAAATATTTTTTATATTAACAATCATCTTGTTCTATTGAAACATAATTAAAATTATTTATAGCAAGAAAATCATTCACTTCAACAGAATACAATTCATCAAATCTATCTAGGTATCTTGTTAATACCCATAATGATATTCCTGATGGAGTAGTAATGATGGTATATTGGTATTGATTCTCAACTATCTCTCCTAGTTTAACTACCCAATATGGTGAATCAACAGGAACACCCTCAAGATGAACAGTTAATTTACCAGGTTCAGATACATTTGTGTAGTAACCATAACCATTGATTGTTTCAAATTCTTTATTTTTGTTTAATTGTGAATTTAATACACTTATTTGACCGTTATCTAATAGACCGTAATCAGCGGTAGCACAAGTTCCATATCCTTGAAAAATAGCATTGGTTGGAGCTCCATAAACCTGAACCCAGTGACCTAAATAACTATTTACATTTAATTCACTAACAGTAGCAGGTAAAACATTACTATTTACTATTCCAAAAAAAGATAAAATCAACAGATGTAAAAACATTATATAATACACTAATATAATATTTTTAAACCATTTACATCATTGAAGATTTAAAAATAAAAATAAAAATAATTTTTAACTTAATTAATTTAAATCTTGTTTTAAATTTATTTCAAAAAATATACTCTTACTAAAGGAGGTCCTCCGTTTTGTCCTTGATATCCGTTAGTGTTATTTGAATTCCACCCTCCAACACCACCTTGACCATATCCTGCCTTTTGATTATCATTATCAATTTGGGCATTATTATTCTGATAACTCACCCAACTAGCATTTTCATTTAATTTTGGCGGATCTGTATCAGCATTAGGAAAATTACTTACGGTCCCAGGAGTTCCTATAGAAGAGTTATTTCCTTGCCCACCATCATTTCCGTTACGATTTGATATTGTAAAAATATTATTAGAAAAATTACCGTATTTTAATACATTATTATCACTATTAGTACCATTTGACGGTCCTGCTGTTATATTGTCACTACTGTTTCCACTTTGGCCACCGCTACCGTATTTACCACCACGAACTATTATATAATCATTGTTGGTGGCATATATAGTAACGCCAATACCGTCGTGTCCGTTGTATCCACTTTGACCTGCGTCCTCCTCATATGCCCCACCCAGACCACTTCCACCAGCAGCATTACCACCAAATGCTACATAAAAATCCTTGTTTGCTGGATTATAATTCTCTTTAGTAGTCATTATTGATAACATTCCACCAGCACCACTGGCTCCAGCACCAGCTCTATTACCATCATTATCATTAGCTCCACCACCACCACCACCACCACCACCAGAAATTGCGATTATTTTTAATTTATTACACCATGCAGGTACGGTGATTGATTTTGTTGTAGAACTATAATTATAATCGACATACTTAGCTTTTATACTATTAGCTATATCTACATAAACCCCATTATTAAGTATTTTATATCCTAATTCTGTTGGTTGCTCCCAAGTATTATTAGTATTAACGTATGATGGAAAACCTACAAAAGTATTGTTGACTGTTGTATTACCAGGATTCGCAACTAGATCGTGAACATCTGTTTTACCAGTTACATTTCCACTAGTTTTTTCAGAGAAGTATTTACCCGACATAATATATTTTATATAAATAAATATTTTTATATAAATAAATATTTTTATTATATTTATTATAATTTATTGTATATACAACCAACCAGTAATTATATACTTATTATTTGACAACGGCATTATACCTTTATGAGGATAACACCAAGAAGCAGGAAAAAATATCAGTTTACCTGCTGTTGGTTTTATTTTGAAATCTCCGCAAAACTCTGTTTCACCTCCTTCATCAACATCATTCAAATACCATAAATAAGTAATAACTCGATGCATCTTCATATCATTTACCATACTAAAATCATCATGGTAAATAAAGACTCCTTCATTTTTATCGTATTTTTGCATTAAAAAACAAGTGTCACAAAAATTCTGATTAAAAAATGTTTTACCGTATTTTTCGCATAAATTATTATTAAAAATTTTTAAATTCTTTGATAATTCTTCATATAAAAATTTATTAACATTGAACCATGCCGAAGTTTCATTAATATTAATATTAATACTATAATCCATTGTCTTTTTTATTTTGTCATTTTGACCATTTCGTGTAACACCCTTGTATTTATTCGGTTCATTCTCGAATATGTCAATAATTTCTTTACATAAATCTAAAGGAATCGAGTTTTCATTTATATAAATAAAATCCATTTTATAGTGTTATCTATTAAAATTTTTTTATAATATTATTTAAAATAATATTATTTTTAATATCTTTATTAATTGTTTCCAATTTATACATAAAAAACCATTCACATGGAAATAATATTAAATCACCTTTATTCGGCTGTAAAATATGATTATTAAAAAAAGTTATCCTAGAGTTATCATCTAAAAATATAATACATATCATGTATTTATAAACGGATTGCTCATAATTTACCTCAAACAAGTCAATATAATTATTTGTATAAATACAAAATGGATTAAATAACATTTGTTCTTTTACTACATTAAAATTATCACATTTATTAGCAAAATTTAGATAATATTTGCCAATCGTGTCACATAATATAGTTTCTATTTTCTCGACAAATGTAGATAATTCAGTAGCTTCATTTATTATTTTCGTATCTGATACATTGTTATCTACGATGTATTTATTAATAATATCACAAGAACTAGCATCAAAACATTTTTCATTAACAAATATAAGGTCTAAAAAATTATTAAATAGCATTCTATAATTCAAATATAATATTTTTAAATACTTTACATCATTGAAGATTAAAAATAAAAAAAATAATTTTTAACTTAATTATATAAATATTTATTTTATATTTTATCATTTATTTTACATTTAATTTTCACTAGATTCTTCCTCGACCTGTTCATATGTTGTGCCATTCCATATAACTTTATTACTATTAAATAAACGATTCATATTAATAATCTCAGGTTTTTCTGTTTCATTTGTAAACAATTTCATAATTGATACGTCATCTCTAAAACGAAGAGTATAATTTTGCTGTATATTACTTCTACCCACACGACCAAGTGCCTGGATAATTTTTTCCTGTGTTAAATTCATATCTTTACTCAAATACAAATGACAAAACTGATAATTGGTGCCATAAATATAATCACTCGTGGCAATAATCATATACAACTTTTGCTCGTCGGCAAGTCGCTTCATTATTTCAGTATAAACAATATTTTCGTGATTTATAAACACACCAATTCCCATCATCAATAATATCTTCCACTTATCATCAATGCCGTGTAACAACATGATTTTATTGATAGTTTCTTCATCAATATTGCTCGTAAATGATGAACTTGTGTTTAATCCATCAGCCCATTTAGTTAAATGGTGTTGTTTATTCGGGATAAAAGTGTCATTCAAAACAGCTGACTTAATCATATTTCTTAGTATATTAATTTCTCCTAAAATCCTATTAAGCGAATTTTTACAATTCAATTCTTCTGGTATTTCTCTATTGAATTTTTTATAATCTTTCATTGATTTTTTAGATGTGTTGTCATTTCCAGCAAAAGCTTGCTCTATTTTCTTCGATTCATATTCATATTCGTGTTCAAGGTCATTCATCTTTTTATTTACAAAATTATTGTATTCAATCTTACTCATAATATCGGTCATGACAATTTGCGGTATATTTGCTTGTTGAATACAAAATTGCGAGATTTTTTCTATGTCATTCGATATAAATATAGTAGGTCCATCTGTGAGCGTAAAGGAGTCTTTGGTAGTGACATATATTCCTACATTATTGCTAGGGTTAAGGTTAATTGTGGCTCCAGATGTTTCTTGTTGCTGGCTAGTCATGCGTGAAATCGTACTTCCGCCTCCAACAACGCTACTACTAGTTCTAGAAACACCTGGTCCGATACTGCTATTTTTTTTAATAATTCTGTTTCCCTTAGTGTCAATCACATCATTAATAGGAATTCTTGAAACTCGACTACTCATAAAATGCTTGTAAATATCGCGCCATATTGAACTAGTAAAATTTTGTAACAATCTAATATAATATACCTTTATACTTTTCATATCAATATCATCAATGGTTTCAAAATGCCTTTGAACAACCATCCTCGTATTTATGTAATTTTTACTAATTACATATGAAATAAAATCTGTAATTTCTTTTAAATCGAAATATCGTGTCAATGTTAAGTTGTTTTCACAGTGTTGAGCAATTCGTAAAACTTCGGCGTAGTTTTCACTTAAATAATGAGGCAATACAACAAACCCATCTTTATTCACAATCGGTATAGATTTCTTACAATCATGACTTACGATTGAATGAATTGTAGCTGTAGGATGCTTTACTCTAAAATCGGCGATTGTTTCTGTTAATTCGTGTAATTTAGGCAAAGTAGCTGACGATAAAATCATATTGGGAATAATATTTTCCTTCCAATTGTTCTGGATTATTTCGTGAAATTCGTGATTGTCATAATCCATTGTAATCGTTGGCTCATCCCAATAAGTGTAAATATTTCTCTTGTGGTTAAAGGATAACATATAAAACATTGCCGGAATATATGATTTAATATCGCAAATTATAATTTCGACCTTTTCACCGTTGCTGTTATCGACTTTACCAATTCCACCGCCTCGTTTATTTATAGTGTAATCTTTTGCGGCATAATAATGTAAACGAACATCTCCAGCACTTGCACAACCGAAAGCAAATGCGATTTTCTTTTGAATTGAAATAGCTGCCTTTGCCAATTGTAATCCTACGTGTCTAGCAGCACAAACAAATATTACACGATATTGCTCTGAAATTGCTAAAGGAGTCAATGTTTTTCCTGTTCCGGTTGGTGCTGTGTATAAAATTAATTTGGGTTGTTCTTCTTTGACAATTGCGTAAATTTCTTTTTGATGTTCATAAAGACTTAAATCACTGTATTTTAATATGCTCTTGTTCTTTTCAATTAACTCATCAGCTTTTGATATAATATATGGCATATCTATATCATCCTCGTATAAATCAATAATGCCTTGAGCTACTCTTATCAAGTGGCGGTTTATTTTTTGAACATTATTACCCATCAACTTAAACAATGTATAATAATTAAATGTAAATAATGATTTTTTATTTTTTTCTGTATCTGGTTCAAATTTGCTTTTAATGATTTCTTCAATATGACCTAATAATATAAATTCATAAATCGCGGTTTTATCAAATGAGCTAGTATCAGCATTGAAA